TAACACAAAATTCTAAGGATAGATTCGGAATACAGAAACTATATTCTTTTCCAAATGGTTATGGTGCTAGTGTTGTAAAGCACGAAGGTAGTTATGGCGGCGGTAAAGGCTTATGGGAATTGGCTGTTATTAACAATATTAGTGAAGATGGTTTTGATATTTGTTATGATACACCTATCACTAATGATGTTATTGGATGGTTAAATGACCCAGAAGTAGATAGACTCTTATATCTGATACGCGACCTTTAACGTTAGGTAAATATTGGCATGGATCAAAGAATAAGCGATATTCTCAGTCGAGAAACAAATAGACAAAACAACACCGTAGAACTTATTGCTAGTGAAAACTATGTTAGTGAAGCAGTAATGGCTTTAAGCGGAAGTATATTTACTAACAAGTATGCTGAAGGTTACCCAGGAAAACGATATTACAATGGTTGTGACCACATGGACGAAATTGAGTCTATGGCTATTGAAGAAGTTACAAGATTGTTTAGTTGTAATTTTGCTAATGTGCAACCACATTGCGGTGCCAATGCCAATACAGCAGTTTACCAAGCATTCTTAGAGCCAGGCGATAAGATACTAGGCATGGACTTAGCAAGTGGCGGACATTTAAGCCATGGGTCTCCACCAAACATTTCAGGCAAGATTTATCAGGCACATCATTATGGTGTTAATGAAGAAGGATATTTAGATTACGATGCTATAATGGACCAAGCAAAAGAAGTACGACCACAAATGATTATTGCTGGTGCTAGTGCATACCCAAGACAAATAGATTGGGCTAAGTTTAGAATTATAGCAGATGAGGTAAATGCGAAACTATTTATTGATATGGCACACTATGCCGGACTTGTTGCAGGAAAGTGTTATGACAATCCCTTACCGTTTGCAGATGTTGTAACTAGTACAACACACAAAACGTTAAGAGGACCACGTGGAGGTATTATACTTTGGAATAATGAAGAATATACTAGACGTATTAATAGTGCAATCTTTCCAGGTACACAAGGTGGCCCTTTAATGAATATGATTGCCGCTAAAGCACAATGTTTTGTAGAAGCAAACTCATCAGCATTTGGTATGTATGCCAACGATGTATTAGTAAATGCTAAAGCATTTGCAGAGCAACTCACTGCTAATGGATTTAAATGCTTGACAGGAGGCACAGATTCGCATATAATATTACTTGATTTAACAAATAGAGGAATGAGTGGTAAGTCAGCGGCAAACCTTTTAGAGATGAATGGCATAACTGTAAACAAAAATGGTATTCCAAACGACCCAAGAAGTTTTACAGAAACAAGTGGCATTAGGATGGGTACTGCGGCAGAAACAACTAAAGGACATGACACACAATGGTTTAGAACTTTAGCAGATGAAATAGCAGATATTATATAATGGAAAAACGTGAAGAAATGTTAGTTATTACCGCAGAAGAATGTGGAGAACTAATACAGGCATGTAGTAAAGTAATTCGTAGTAATGGTAAAACAAAATATTTGAAGAATTTACAAGACGAAGTCGGTGATGTTGTTTGCATGATAAAATTACTTATAGCAAGTAACTTAGTAACAGAAGAACAGATTGATGACAGAGTGAAAGAAAAGAAACAAAAATTAAAGAAGTGGAGTTCGTTGTTTAATGAAGATTGATTTTGATGTAGATATTGATATGGCTAATAGAGATGATCTATTAAAACTAATCAAGCACACACCAGCAAGTATTTGTAAAGATAACGAGTTTACAAAACATAACACTGGAGTATATCTGCAAAACATTCCTTTTTATCCAGTTGAAAGTTACAGTTCTATTGACCATAAAGATGCTGAAGAAGAAGGTTGGTTTAAATTAGACGTACTTAATAACAGCATATATAAAGATGTTAAAGACGAAGCACACTTAGATAGACTGTTAGCAACAGAACCTATGTGGGAGTTATTCCAACATAAAGAAGTTGTAGAAAAATTATTCCACATTAATAATCATTTTGATATTGTAAAACAACATTTACCTACAAGCATAGACCAGTTAGCAATGATACTTGCATTGATTAGGCCTGGTAAAAGGTATTTAGTTGGTAAGTCATGGGAAGAAATTGAAGCAGATGTATGGGTAAAACCACAAAACAACACATACTTCTTTAAAAAGTCTCATTCATATTCCTATGCAGTAGCAATTATTGTACAACTTAACTTGTTGTGTGAAGGTTAGTTAGTCTGTTTTTCTAACTAATTGAATAGAACGTCTTTTAACTCTTTTCTTAATTAAATTTTGTAGGCTTGTAACTGGTCCAAACATAATTTCAACATCTTTCATTGCAAAAGTTTTTAAGTAAGGATAAAAAGGTCTCATTTCGTGATGTAAAAATACATCAATAGGTAGCATACGATTAGACTCCCACCACCATATATTACCAAGTTCTAGAAATTCTTTTTTTAATTCTTCATTACCAAGTTGACCGGCATCATAAAATGTGAGTATTTGATTATCGGAATTTACAACTATCCCAACATATTCGTTGCCAGCATATTGGATACCAGTTAAAAATTCAATCTCATTAGTTATTTCTGTCATGCAACTGTATTTACCAAATTGAAAAAACGATAAATACAGTTATGAGCAACTTTACAGCGAAATTGTACTCTTATGACACTAAAATTGATTTAGTGGCAACGGATACACAAATTATTTTGGATAACAGACCTATGAACAGTAGAAAAATTAGAGTCCATAAGGGTGTTAACAATGAAATACTTTTTAGCATTACCAATAAGGACAGAAAGAAAACAAATGTTTTTGCAGACACTTTGTATGCATACATTATATCACCAGTAGATAGAACTAGATTAGTAACTAAACTACTAGAACATACTTCAGACAATGGAGTAGTAAAACTATTATTAACTGACGGCGACTTACAGAATGTAACTAAAGGGTTATATCATATGCACGTTGTTAAGAATGATTATGACGACCAAACGTACCTACCTTTGTATAGCGACCAACAAGGCAATGCTAAGATAGAGATAGAAGTCACAGATCAAGTTTTACAAGAACCTGTTGCAACTCAAGAAGATTCATCCTTCTTACAAGTAGCAGATACAGACAATGGCGATGCCGCCAACGTGTATGTATCAAATGCTATGTACGGTAACCTAAGTAAAAACTTTCAAAATGCTCAACACACAGTTGCAGTTTATCCTGCATCTGCTTATACAGGACAAGTTACTGTTCAGGCTAGTTTACTTACCGCTGTTCCAGACTCAGACGATGTTAGTAAAGATTGGTTTGATGTAAAGAACATTGATATGACAGCAAACACACACATTAGAGTTGAAAATTTTAGTGTTAGTGCTAACTGGGTTAGAGTAGTTAGTAAACCAACTATAAGCGACACAACTGCTAATTTAACTAAAGTTCTACTCAGAAATTAAAAATAACAGTTGACTTTTAGGCAGATCATGCTATAATAATGTATGGTCGAACACATTGTAGAATCTGTACACAGGTTATTATTAGATAACTTACCCATAAGAACAAATACAACTCCTAGTGGTTGGAGGACTTTCGACTGTCCGATGTGTTCTGATCGAAGAAAACGTGCTGGTATTATTATAGGTGGTCCTAAAATAAGTTATCATTGCTTTAATTGTAGTTTTACAACCGGTTGGAGTCCTAATCCACACTTAGGTAGAAAGTACAGAGACTTAGCAAATAAAATGGGTGCTGACTCTAAAACAATACATGGCATTCAAATATTGCTTATGCAAAATAGCGAATTATTGCAAGATACTGAAACAAATGATTATGTGTATAACTTCAAAACATTCAATACAATAGAATTACCTGAAAACACAGAAATGATTGAATCATTACCTGATAGTAATCCGTTAAAAGAATATGCTAAAAGCAGGGGCATATTAGGTTTGTATCCTTTGTTACACATTAACGATATTAGTAATAGGAAACGTATTGTTGTTCCATTTACATACAATAGTGAATTAATTGGTTGGACAGCAAGACACATTAATCCACCAGACAAAGCAACACCTAAGTATTTACATAACA